TCGTATTATAGCGGCTTCATCTATTTTTGGTGAACCTTCTTATTACAGAGGTTCTCATGATAAACCTTCTAATTTGTCTACTTTAAAAAGACATGATATTTTAGGTGTCTACACTGATCCAAGTGAAACTACTACCGATGTCTTTACTAAGGCTATTGATGCCGCTTTGGACTATGACTTTAAGGCAACCCTTGAATTGGCGGTTAAACTTCGTAATGAAATGTTTATGAGACTTAACCCAGCGGTTATTTTCATTAGAGCATCGCAACACCCAAAACGTGTTGAATTCAATGAGGCAAACCCAGGTTTCATGAAGAAAATTGGTATGGAAATCGTTGGTCGTCCTGACGATATTACCAACCAATTTGATTACTTTATGTTCTTAAAGGGTTCTAAGAATAAACTACCGTCTATTGTAAAACGTACATGGGCAGATAAACTAGGTACTTTTGGAAGATACCAAATCCATAAGTACAAATCAAAATCTTTAATTGACTTGGTTCGTATCTCTCACGCACACTCTGAAGTTATTGACGAGTTGATGAAGAATGGTGACGTGGCTGTTTCTGAAACAGAACAAACATGGGAGTCCTTAAAATCTCAAGGTAAAACTTGGAAAGAAATTCTTAACACAATTAAGGTTCCACACATGGCTCTTTTAAGAAACCTTCGTGGTATCTTCACTGAAGTGAACGATACTGAGTTGGCTAAGAAAGTAATGGCTGACCTTAAAGGTGGTGTTCTTTACGGTAAACAATTCCCGTTCCGTTATTACACGGCTTACAAAGAAATCAAAAAGGTTGACCTTAACCATAAAGGTATGATTATTGACACTTTACAAGAGTGTTTGGATATCTCTTTAGCAAACTTCCCTAAATTAAAGGGTAAAGTGGCTTGTTTATCTGATAACTCAGGTTCTTCTTGGGGTCAAATGACTTCTGAATACGGAAGTACACACATCGCAGAAATTGCGAACTTATCTTCTATCATCACAGCATTATGTTCTGATGAAGGATATGTTGGTGTCTTTGGTGAAAAATTAAGTTTAAAACCTGTTTCTAAAAGAGACGGTATTATCACTCAGTTGGAAGAAACTTGTAAGAGAGGTAGAGCACAAGGTATGGGTTGTGAACATGGGATTTGGTTGTTTTTACGTGAAGCAATTGATAATAAAGTTCACTACGATCAAATAGTAATATATTCCGACCAACAATGTAATCATTCCAAATTGTACGGAAAAACAATAAATAAAGAGGATATTGATCAAGAAATGGGTGGTGCATATATACACGTAACTAAGATGATAGAAGAATACCGTAGAAAGGTTAACCCAAAAGTTAACGTAACTAGTGTCCAAGTCGCTGGTTATAATAACAGTATTGTTCCAGAAACAGGATACCGCCTAAACACGTTAGCTGGTTGGACGGGTCGTGAAACAGAATATATTAAAGCCGTAACTGAGGTTTGGGATTCTTTGGAGAATAGTCTACAACCTATGAATGAATTAGAAAAAGAGGTTTTATAAACCTCTTTTTTGTTTTAATTTAAAATAATAATCATCACTTGGCCATGTATAGTTGTATAATATTTTTAATAATGTTGCTTTAGATATATTATAATTTTTTGAAATTTGTTTAGGTGTACCACCCTTTAAATATAATTCACGAAAAAAATCGACTTCAGATTGTTTTAACTTAGATCCACCAGATTTTTCACCAGTTACACCCTTTTTTAGAATACTTAATTTTTCTTTAGTCTTTTCTGAGTGTTTTCTTAACACAGTTTTATCCATGTTTTCTAACTGTGAAGAATATAAATCATCAGTCCAAGTTTTATTTTCTAATACACCGGATAAAGTATTGGTGTTTATATGTGCATATTCATCAAATATATACTCTCTTTTAATACCTTTTAAATATTTAAACCTAATCTCGTTAACTAAATCAATATTTAATTTAGATTTACTTCTATTCGTCTCTTTAGATTTTTCACTAATTTTCTTTTTAGTTTCTTCAGAAAATACCCTACCCTTAGATTTCTCACCAATCCTCTTTCTAGTTTCTTCAGAAAATACTTTATTTTTATTACCTAACCCAATCTTAATTTTAGTTTCCTCAGAGTGTTTTTTACCCCACCAAAAACTTTTTTCACCTTTTTGTATTTCACTCATTTTTTTCCTAACCTCCTCAGTAAACCTACCACCTTTACCACCATCGTTACCATTTGTTAATTTAATACCTTCATTTTTATATTTTTGTATGTAAAAATCTTCAAGATACCATAGTTTTTCTAAAAGTTGGTCAAAGTCATTTGACTCAAGTATTTCTATAGGCTTTATTACTGGTTGTAAATTTTCTTTTAATAGATTATTAATCCATTTAGTTTTGTGTGTTTTATTTTTATAAACAGAATCTTTGATATGATGATAACATCTTTCTTCTATAGATTTAGTTGTGTACCCAACATATCTTAACTCATCGGTTATTGGATCATATAAACCATAAACATAACCTATAAATTCATTTTCCTTTTTTTCTTTCATGGTATCTTTTTTTATTTTTTTCACGTACTAATTCCTTATTACGTTCATAATATTCCATGCACCAACGTTTGTTAGCCTCTATTTTTTCTTCCTCTGTTAAATATTTCTTTTTTCTTCCCATATAATTATAAATATCTAATAACAGTGAAAAAACTGTTAAAAATTTTATTTAATTTTTACAGATATTTATATTTGTGAAAGATTTAATTCGTAAAATATTAAAAGAGTCTGAAGATGAATTTGGGTGGGCTGAGGAACATACTAAACCTATATACCCAGATGGTAAAACTGTTTACACTATTTTACTATCTAAAGTTTCTGAAGAGACTTTAGATAAAGTTCTTGATTTCACACAAGAATGGTATGGCGGTTATGGGGTACCAAATCATATAAAAAAATTTATAAAAAGCAACTTACACAACCCTGAACTTTATATACAATTAAGATATAAAGAAGATTCTTATGGTGAAAAACAGCCAACTTACGCTTTTGGTTCTAAAGAAATTTACGCAAAAAATGCCGGACACCCTTTTGGTGATACAGAAATTATTGATTTAAGGTTTAAATAAAAAATCTAATCCCCTATCTTTTTAAAAAAATATTATTATCTTTGTACCTATTAATAACAAATAAAAACAAACAGTCATGGAAAAAGTAACATTAGAATTAAGAGCTGCCGAGGGTGGTGAAGATTCAAAACTCCTTGTAGGAGACATGGCTGCAGTCTATCTGAAAGCAGCCAAGAATAAAGGTTTTATCGTAGAGTCCGAACATTGAAGAGACGGACTTGTTAGTATTTAGCTGACAGGTAAAGGAATCAAAAAATACTTCCAAAATGAAGTTGGTTGTCATAGATGGCAAAGGATTCCACCCACTGAAAAACGTGGTAGGGTACACACAAGTACAATCACAGTAGCTTTATTAAATTCCCAAGAAAACCAAGAGATTAAACTCAACATGGATGAACTCCGTATTGAAACAACTCGTGGTACTGGTAATGGTGGTCAACACAAAAACACCACAGATTCTTGTGTTGTAATAACACATATACCAACAGGAATAAAAGTTGTTAGGGATGGTAGAAGTCAACATAGGAATAAAGATGAAGCTTTAAATGAAATTAAAGAAAGGTTAACCCAACTTTATCTTGGTGAATATGTCAATAAAGTTTCGACTGAAAGAAAAAATCAAATCGGTAACGGTAATAGGGGTTCTGAAAAGAAACGTACTTATAATCAAAAAATGGATTTGGTTGTTGATCACGAAACTGATAAAACCACAAGTTTAAAACAATTTATGAAAGGTAAGTTAGAATTACTTTGTTAATAAAAAAGGAGAGTTAAACACTCTCCTTTTCTTTTTTCTTATTGTTTTTATACTTCTCAACAATTTCTTTTTCCGACTCCTCACCAACGTTGGTATGAAGTTGATTTAAATTTTTAACATAGAAAACAAAATGGTGGGTTAACAAACCATCATTACCATAGTCACACTTAAAACTCATTTTTTCAAACTCAACACGCATATCATAACCGTTAACAACCTCACCTGTTGGATCCAAGAATTCTAAACAAATTTTCTTTAAAGTAATGATATCATCGGGCACTACAGTGTAACCAACAACGTTCATTAATGAAAATTTTAATTTAGTGTAAGTTTTATCATCATCAATAAAACTTTCCATGTCAACATCTCTAACTAAATAACTAGGTACTTTACCTATCTTTAAAATCCACCTATTTGTTCTTAGTGGTTCTACATTTTGGGGCCATTCAAACTTTTTTTCTGTCATATAACATTCTTTTTTAATAAATATTTATGTTGTAATTTTTATTGTTTAAACTTAAACTATGGATAATATTATAAAGTTTATTACTAGAGAAGTAAAGGCGAACACAATTTTTGTTATTAAACAAATTGATAAAAAAGTGGCTTATGACTTTGTTAAGACATACCATTATTTGGGTGATGCCAAGTTCTTTGCTAAGTTTTCTTTTGGCTTATACTATAAGGAAACAAACGAATTAATGGGTGTAACTACCTTTAGTAATCCACAAGGTAATGTTGCCTTAAAAGGTTGGTTCGGATTACCCAATACCGACCAAACGGTATTAGAACTTAGTAGACTGTGTGTATTACCTGATTTAAACGGTACTAATGCAACTTCTTATCTATTGGGTAACAGTATAAGGTTATTGAAAAAAGAAGGTGTTAGGGCTGTTATAACCTTAGCAGATGATAGTCGTCATAACGGTAGTATTTATCAAGTATGTAATTTTAGATATTATGGTTTAACTGATAAAAAATCTGACTTCTTTCATTTGAATGAAAAAAATGAATGGAAAGTTAACCCGAGGGGACCAACCAAAGATAAAGCAGGTGTTTGGATTAACAGAACCCAAAAACATAGGTATGCTTATATTTTAGATGAAAATTTAAAATGTTTATATGAACAACAATCCTATCCAAAAAAGACCGACACCAAAGAATATGATTGTTGTAGTGGCACTAAAATAGTAAAAGATAAACGATTCAATATTGACTATCCTTGTCCTAAATGTACTATTTCGATAGAAGTAGAATGATATTTATATAATATGGTTATTGAAAAAAATATAAGGAAACATGATTTTTTAAGAGGTGGACCTAAATGGGTTATTATATACGGAACCAAAGGTGAGGGTTTTAACCCTGGATATGTTTGGGCACCTTATATAATGAGTGTTGACCCTGCCGTAGATGAATTCCAACCTAGACAAGGAATTACATCAACATATTCTATAACAACCGTAAATAATAGATATTATAGTACGATAACACTATGATTAGTAAATCAGTACCTGGATTTTGTTTTGTTGATCCAACAAACAAAAATACTATTAATATTAGAGTAACTTCTGTTAATGTTGTTACTGAAACCCGTAGAATTAGAGCGGTATGGACTCCTGAATTAGCCCAAGATTTAACAGCACTTCATAACATAGATGCTGAG